CCCACGCCTTCGTCGCATCCTTCTTTCTATCTATGATCTGGATTCGCCTTGCTATGGACTCAAACTCCTCTGTTGTTAATCCCTCACGTTCATATAGTATTTCTGCCGCTGCGCCATAAAGAATCTGCGCACTACCGACATCCAATTCCATTGTATTAGTGCATTGGGTACTAGCTACAGAGCCTAATTCAGAGAGGTATTGTCTACCCACCATCCTGATCTGTCGGCCAGCAATAGGAACCCACGCCAATTTAATCCTTTGGGTAGTTGCGTCTCGCCGAAGGAGAATCGCATCTTTCCACGGGTAGATGTCCTGTATAAGATTTGACTCCCCGTAATACAGCCATGCACGATTGAAGAACGCTGTTGCACCTGTTGTTCCCCCCGCCACTACTAATGCTGCTGTTAACGTCGTGGCATTGGTTGGAGAAATACTCTTTTCTACTGTCAGTAATTCCCATCCAGTACCGCCATGCAAAGAGGACGGCGTGTCACCATCGTCATCAGAGAGCTGTATTTTTACACCAGCAGTGTCACGGGTGTACACCCACATACCAAATGACATACGCCTACCAGCAGCTTGAGCTGCCGTAATAGACATGTCGCCTACTGTTTGAGCTACCGTGCCTGTCGCTGCTGCCGCAGCAGCGACTTTCATGCAGCTCGTGTCGTACTTTGGAATAAGCCTGTCCACGTTGCTCTCGTTTACGATTGTGGCTGTCGCACCAGACACGCCCCAATTAGTTACCGTGTCACCTATGGGGTTAGACAGGACGTTCCAGTCTGCATCTACTGATTGAGGATCTTCTACAAACACATACATCGGACCTGAACGGACGTCTGGGTTAACGTCATAGCTATCAGACAGCCCGTCTGATGTGGTCGTATCATCGTAAATAAGTCTGAACGCGTGTTCAAATACATCATCTCGTAAGCGAGCTTCATCTAAACATTCAAACTTAAGGCTCGGATCGTACCTGTGAATCTGGTAATCTGTGCCACTAACGACCTGTTCAGTGAACGGTGGGTCCACGCTAACGGTCCCTGTAGCCGCGTTAAACTGGCTAATCCTGCGTATTTGGTACTCTAAATTGCTTCCAGCCTCAGTGATCCTGACATAAAAGTCGATGATTTGGTCGTCTCCGTACCGTTTTAGGGTCGTATCGACGAGTGTATTGAAGCTAGATGAGCCATTACTGGTCGTTTCGCTAGTCCAGTAATCATTAATGAACTTGGAAAAACCCACAAGGAGGTCACACCCTGAAATCGTAGTGACTCCACTGGTGCTAGTCGGGAATCCTATACCTACTGGACCACTCACCATGTCAGGCTCCTAACTTCCCAATACAGGAATGTCATCATCGGTGGCTGTTCCTGCCTCCAGCTTGTCTCCATACGTCACAGCATCTGCGTAAAACTTGTCCCATGTAGCTTTCTTTGTTGCGTCAGCTACGCCATATGCGCTTCCATCATGCGATAACACACCGTCTGGGTACCATGTAGTAGGTATGTCAGCGCCAGTCACTTCGTCGTAATCAGCAGAAGTGAAGTTGGGTAGGTATTGCACAGGGAGAGCTTCGTTAGGATTTTCTACCTTTGTCTGGTCTGTACCGATAGTGATCGTGGCGGAGTCGGGGTACATAAAGTGAATACTGTTATCTGACTTTTTTCTAATAAGTTTCATGTCGCTCCTTACACCGTATCGCCAAATACTTGCCGCATAATCAGTAGCTCTGTAGTGCTTTTCGCTATAGCAAATGGGCTTCCCATTGTGCCTGAACGTCCTGCCGTAGTGCTTACGTCGCCATTACCTGCTGCGTAATACAGTTCTCCTGCGGTCAGCCCAGAGGTGGTGTACGTTTTTCCTGCCATGCTAATAGTCACAGATTGACCGTCGGCCACTGTACTTTGCGCTATGCCGAGAATATTTGTTCCAGTTTCAGAGCTTTTGTTCGGAATGTAATAACAACAAGTCGTGCTAGCACCACTGTAATCAATCCAATATGTACACCCAAATCCTTTTGTTGAATCATAAGTAACCATAGCCCCGTATGTTGTTGTAGAAGCAAACAGGTGAGGCTGCTCTTTCCAAAACACATCGTCTGTAGCAGCGCGATACTCAACAGTACCCATATACATATATGGGCCTGAGCCATAGTTGCTGTACGTCACTATCGCACCGTATATGTCTGTACCAGACACAGCCCGTGCTGGTCCAAGATATTGGCCGTTGGTTCCCATTGATACATCGCCACTAAAGTTTTTAATTGTACTCGCTGTTAAGGTCGTACCTGATGCAGTGACGTATCCTGACAAGTAATAGTTACCTGATGCTGCGTTACATATTACATATGTCTTTTTAGCTTGCGGGTCATAAGCTACTGCTGGCTTCTTGTCAGGCTGTTCAGTACCTCCAAAATACACTGCCGATCCTGCTACAACTGCGCTCGATGCGCCGCTACCAGTGAGCGAAAAAGCTCGTGCCTTTGTACCACCGCTTGTATTATCTTTGTAAATCAGTACAGCCACTTCCTCATCTGAGTCCCAAACTATGTTGAATCTATCGTTAACATTAACCCCTGCATCGGCTTGAACAGACGAACCCCACGTTATTGGTACTCCACCACTCGCGTCACCAACTATGATGTACATATCATTACTGATGGTGAATACGAGTACCACTTGGCTTGTTGTTGGATTCCAACACATTGCAGTACAAGTACCTATCGCGCCAGAGTAGACAACTGTGCTGTAGCTCAATGGGTAGTAGGTAGTAGCTGCGTTATAATAAAGGCCGCGAAACTCAAGCTGACTGCTTAGATTCCGATATGCCACTATTGGTTGATCGTTTGCAGTGTCGTAAGAACACGAAACACCTGCATAAAGCACACCCCAAGACTGGTTGCCATCAATATCAGCTAATGTGCTTGAGGTTGGAGCTACTGCGGGGCTGGCTGCCGCTGTTCCAGTAAGTGCTACTACGTTCTGGTGTAACTGGTAATAACCTCCTGATTGGAGTCGATTCATTGCGTAGAAGCCTCGGGTATTGTCAGGATCATAGCTCATGTCGAAGCCATTATCGCCAGCGTCTGCATCTGCACTTACACCCGTATTTGCACCACCGTTTGATTGCGTAGCAGTAGTGGTTGCTATTTGGGCTGCTTTTCCTGCCTTCCATGCAACTACTTTCCCTGCTGCCACAGCTCCGTCGGCTGTTAGTGTGACTTCTTGACCGCCGCTAGCAGCCACCCATGTAGGTGGATTTGCAGTTGCGTCAGTGCCATTACTCGTGAGCACGGTGCCAGCAGCACCGATAGTGGCTCCCGACTCTACACCAGTGTTATTGGTAAAGAGAGCCATGTTATTTCCCACAGAAGCAGCGGCACTAAACGTAGGAGCACTTGTAGCTCCTGCGGAAGTTAGTACAGTACCAGACGCTCCTAGGGGAAGCTCAGTGACATCTCCACTGGAATCGGTGTAGTACACCACGTTATTTCCACCGTCGAGCATCGTTGGGTTGATCTGTGAAATTGTGGCGCTCTTAGTGGTATTGGAATCGTCTGTGTCTGAGATGAGGATCTTATCGTCACCAGCTAAGGCTGCCGCTGCGGATGATGCTGCGTTGACGCTCACGTCTACGGCATCTGCTGAAGCGACGATAGCGTTACCGTCACCTACATCGAGTGTGACATCACCTGATACGCCACCTCCTGTTAACCCATCACCAGCAGTGACGCCTGTAATGTCCCCTGTAGTGGAGCTAACTGTCTGTGTACCTGTATTATTTTCCCACTGAAGGGTATTTGTCGTGGTGTTGTACCACATATCGCCCACTTGAAGGGACGTTGGATCGCCAGCAGAGCCGCGAGCCATGTTAAATCTGTCTGTTGCCTCGACCGATGTAGCCTTAATTGGTGCTACACCATCGTCTAATACGCCGTAATCGGAACCAAGTTGTACGTTCCGAGTGGTAAATGTGAACCCTGTTTTAGTAGGAATGACCGTGACACGCTTCAATGTGACAGCATCTGTGCCATCAAAGTACGCCTGTACCCACCCTGACGCATCGCTTACTAGAGGATTCGCGATTGTAGTAGCGCCTGTCAGCCCTGCATACATAGTCTGTGTAATGTCTGTGGTTGTGTCTAATTGAGCTACCTGAATGTTTGCGCCAGCAATCGGTACACCCGAACTGTCGAGAACTTGGTAGCGAAGTGCCTGACGTTCTGCCATGATGTCTCCTTAAATGCAAAGAAGGGTGGGGAACTGCGATGGGTATCTAGGGACCCCACCCATTCTTTGTAATTGTACCTTACTAGCCCCAGTTAACTGGGAGCAAGAACGCAACCATCGTGGTGTTGTTTCCAGCAGAGGTTCCCTTAATAGTGGAATCGTTCTGCTCGAAACGACCAGACTCAACAACAACGTATTTCACGTCACTTGCAGCCATAGTGATCGACAGGTTGCCCTGTCCCTGTAGCTGCGCTGGTGGTCTATCACCAGCCGTAATCGTTACGTCATCCGCTGAGCCTCCGCCGTCGGAGAATCCTAGGACCACTGGCGAACCAACACCAGTCATGTCCAAAGAGAATCCGTCAGAGCCGTTGGAAATTGCAGTCCAACTTGCAATAGGCAAGTCAGCACTTGCTGTGTTCAGGGTTAGTTCTGTGAGTGTTACTGATGTAACTGCCATTTATCTAATCCCCTTTCCTACGCTGAGATACAGTCGGCGTTAGCCAACACGTATGGTCGCGTAATTTTATAACCGTATAGGTGTAAGCCCTTTACAGCGTCCGAGAACGCTGATTCTTGGCGGTACGCCTCAACAGAATTGATCTGTTCAGCGTATGTAACACCCATTTCGTGACCAGCAATAACGTAATTTCGTCCTGTACTAGCAGAAGGAAGGTTGTTAGAAACAACAATTCTCATACCAGCAGCAGCACCGATGATTCCGTTTTCGAGGTCCTCACGGTTTGCCTGAGTACCATAGCTTACAAAGTTGGCGTTCTTTTGTAGCCATCCGTGGTACCAAGGTGGAATAATGCACCAACGGCCTTGCCTTGGAACATTGTTTTCATCGAGCTTTACAGCCAAATCCACAATATTCTCATAGGCATCCACGTTACTTGTACCAATGGTTAGTGGTCCAAGAGCGTTACCTGTATCTCCTTGTGATTGCATAGCAGACAACACCGAAGTGTCAGCAGCATCACCTAGACCCCAAGCAGCATCGCGCATGGCAACGTCCATCAACGCACCATCATCACGCACCTGCCTAGCATCTACGTCATCCACTTGGAAAGCAAAGTATTTCGCTTGGTCTATCGTAAGCACCTGTTGAGAATCATCGAGAGTCTCAGGTGAGATAGACGTGCTGTTCTTCACGTAATTGTCGATAGTTACACGGCCAATTGACGTGATACGAACAGTATCTCCAGATTGGGAGATATCGCCCTCATAGTTGCGATTACACAAGTTAACTGCAACATGGGCGTCATTCAAATTTTCGAGCAAAGTTGCGGCCCAAAGGCTGGGCACAAATCTGTCTACAGACATGACGTCTCCTAGCTAATTATTAGCCACCACGGAGAGCTTGGGTTCGGACTTCTTTCGGAATCTTCATTAGTTCTTGTGGTGACATGTTTTTCATTTTATCAATGGTCAGCACTTGTGAACTAGACGAAGCTCGCGCAGGTGTAGCACCAGCAGCTTGCTTCCTTTGGGCAATTTGGTCAGGGGTGTCTCCACTTAACATCTTGTCTATGTACTCCTTAGCAGACTGTACAGCTCCTTCTAAAGACTGGTTCGGAGCATCCCAAATAGGGAGCTTCGACACCTCTTCAGCAGAGATACCTTTTGCTTCAGCATAACCATAGACACGACTGGAGGCTTCGGCAGCCCTTCTCGCGCCCTCATCTAATTGAGCATCAGTGACTTGACCAGCCACAGAGTTTGGTGAGGCTCCATTCAATTCCTGTCGCATCTCGTTTTTAGCCTGTGAGAGCATGTCATTATATTGAGTGGCTTGTCTTTGCTGGGCTAAAGTTTCTCGCCCTTCCTCTGACATAACGTCAGATAAACCAACCTCCATAAGAGTGCGTATCCCATTCAGGTTTTCAACGGTAGCTTCAAGGTCTTGTTTGGTAGCAAACTGATCTATCTTGTTGTTGAGGCGATCTAGAGAACTGGTAGCGCGATTGGTGACATGCTTACTGTCAGCAAAACTCTTCTCCAGTTGATCTATTCGGTCTTGTAACGTACTTATCAGTGTTGATGTGTCCACAGGCTCCTCGACAACGTACTCAGTTTCACTCGGAGCCGTAAGCTGGGAATCCGAAGCTACCTCTGGGGCCGCTGGCCAGTTGCCCTGTAGAGCATCTACTTCTTGCGTCATTGTTCCTCCTTAGAACATCTGTGCTAACAGTGTAATTTTGTTTTAACCAACCCGTCAATACACTATACCGCTATTAATCAGCAATTAGTACGATAGGTTTGAATAGGTTTTAGTAATGGTTAGGGGGTTGACAGAAGAAATCAGCATGTGTTATCATGTGTGTATGCACAGGGCTGAATCTGGCGAGACGATAAACACGCAGTCAACTATGGACGACTTGAAAGCATCGGCTAATGAAGGGAAGCCGATAGGTAAAGACTTCGGACTGAAGGCTTACGAGAAATGGGCGATGGTACGACGTGACCCCGATTCTCTGAGAGTGATGGTTGCCGAAGATGAGGCATCAGATTCAGGGTACAGTCTTGTATTAACAATGGGAACTACTCCTATTGCTAAAATCCTAAGCGAGTTTGACTTGGACTTAATGGCACCTGACTGGAAGCGGTCAGATCAAATACAGGAAGTCTATGACGAGGCATACGCGGTAGATGATCGACAAGAGTGCCCCGATTTTGATGACCACAACGTTGAGGTTACAAAGATTGTGGATGCTGGCCTTCGGGGGATGGGCCTCTAGGGTTAACGTCAGGTAATGATAGTAGGGGGGCTGGATGCCCCCCTTTTTTATTGGCGCACTCTGTAGGTGGAACTCAATGCCGTCACTGGCTTACGCTCTTCGGGCTCAAGCATCATGTCACTTGGTAAATTACGCGGAGCAGTGGGTCCTGTATTTATGGGCAACAAGCCTCGTTGCATCTCAATCATCTTAATGTAACGATCCGCCGTTTCAGGATGGAAACAAATCTCCCTAATGAAGTCCTCAAAAGAAGCATCTTCTGGTATCGCATCCATGTTAAGCGTCCTACCCAGACCAGCAACACTATGCAGCGGGATATCGGATAGGTTTGTACCAATAAATTCATCAAGAGAAAACTGCCTACCATTCAGCTCAGGTAAAAGCGACTCATTCCACTCACTCACACCCCTCTGAGTTCTGTAGGCTTCCTTTAGTAACGGCTTAGCGCCTAGGTATGTCACAGCAGCAACATCTAACTTCCAGTCATCTTCTTTGCGCCGCTGCCTTTCAAAGGTTATCAACTTGTCCACATCAGATATTAACGCCTTGTAAAGATCTGCGAGTTGGGCGTTCTGAGTCTGGCGTGTAATTGCTTGGAACTCTACGAGCCTATCGGGAAGCTCGCCTCCGTTCGCTGCACGTAATGTGGCAATTACGTCGTCAGCTTTTTTCAAAGCGTCAGCCCTATCTACGCTAGCACCCATAGGAGTGGACATAATGAGGTCGGCAAAGTTTTCGCGGCTGCCTAAACCGTTTACAAACCTGTCGTATTCCTCATCAGGGATGTTGTAATAATCTGTATCGCGTACATACTGCTGGGCCAAGAGAACAGCTTGGATGTCGGGAGGGTGCTGACTAATGTCCTTCTCAAACAACCTCTTCACCTTACTCATAATTTCTGCGCCATAGGTAGCTTCGATATCGTCGTTAATCTGACGCCACAGACTCCAGTTAATCGTCCCTGCCTCGTCAGCCTTGTCGTATGATTCACTTACCTCTTTAGCCGCCTTCATAACTTCGGTGTCAGCAACATATTCTTTCAAATTAGACACTTCCATGATTGTCTCAGCACCATTAGCGTACTGCTGCTGTATCCGAGACAACCTGCTAGGAATAGCGCTGTAAGGAATACGACCCGAATGAATGTCGTTAGCAAGCAACTGCTCATCTTGGTACATGACAATCCTCTTGTTGTCGAGGTGTACCGCAACAACATCTCGATCAAGCTCTGACTCAGCTTCCTTAGCGAGTTGCAAATCTGTCCGAGCTTTAACCAGAGGCGCAATTTCAGGATTGTTCCTGATCTGGTTTTTTATACCTCTGGGAATCTCACCAACATGCTGGTAATTTTCCTCTGGGTACAGATTACGTGCAGCGGCTAACAGCATCTCATTAGCTGTCAATAACGCATCCTTGGCACCAAGGGAGTTAATTGCGAGACCTGCTGGTAAACCTTCCTCCAGCCACACCTCTGGGTTAAGGGAGTGGAGCGGTGATTTGCCCTGTGCTCTGTTGTTTTCCATTTCTGATTGGACATTCAAAGGAGACTGAGCTTCGAGAAACAAATAATTGAGATTGGAAAATAGCTTCGGCCAGTCAGCCTCATCAGGGTTGTCCACATTCTCCCAAAATTGACTCCATGTGGGGATAGGCCTACCACTCCACGTCTTTTCTGAGAAAAACATCTTCGTCCAGTTAGTAATAGGGGAAGCCTTAGACAAAACCGACCGCATTGTGTTTTCTGCCGGATCGCCAATAAAGGGAGCCATGTCTGCAACTGCCGCCAGCATACTGTGAAGCGACCCGAGCGTCTGAATGGTCCTAGTTGACCCTACGTGGAGACCATAGGCGTCTCTGTTAAACATCAAGCTGTCTGGCTTCGTCGGATGCTGAATCCATAGGTCTGTGTCAGTGTCATATCCCTGTAGATGATTTGCTATCATCGTAAACGTCATAAATGAAATCAGTGTCCTTGCTACTGCCACAGCAGCCATCCGCCCTTCAGGGCTATCCGTTCCCAGTTCACCTATCGCTTTGTCCATCGTCTGCAACTGTGAACGGAAAAATCGACCAGCAAATAAACCAAGACGCGATATATCTGATGGCCCTTCCTTAGCCCAGCCTGTCATATTATTGATGAGTTCAGCAGCATTCTCGCGCTCTTTTTGAGTTTGCGCCTTGGCAAGGCTTCCCGTGCCGCCACGTATGATACTCATAGCACTCACATTTGATTCCTCAAGAGCAAATAGCTCTAGTCGCAAAACATCACCTAGCACGGAGAAGTGCATATTTGCAGCATTGATAGGGTATGAAGCTAGCTTGCGGGCGGGGTACGTAAGAGCGTCAAATATACTGCCTGTTTTTTGCCACGCAGTATCACCGCGAATAGTCCACTCATCCG